TCTGATAGGCTCATACCGCTTTTGCGCAAAGCAGATGGGCCTGAGGTTTGCTTGTGACCCCAACGCATGAGCAGATGGCTGGCAGGTGCCGCTAACACCCACCAGCCGCCCATTACCACAAATTAAAAAGCCTTCACTGCGGAAGGCGTCTGTAACAACCGAACTGATAATCTGCCAGACCCGCCATAACAAGCTGAGTCAGTATTAACTGGCAGCGTTCGCGTGAAAGGTAAGTATTCTGCGCAATTTCCCCGACGGTCGCCGGTTCGGTGACGCTTAATTCATTAAACACCACTCTGGCGGTTTCGGTCATATCCTGCTGTTTTAGCATGCCTTTTTCCCTTTTCCGGTTAACGTGACATACCAATACCTCTTGTCGAAAAAGCCAGCAAGCTGAAAGACCGGCATTCGCAACCACCAGCGCATTTAACGTCCTGTACCGCTTTTCGGGCACAAAAAAAACCGCATAAAGCGGGTTCTTTCAGGTGTCCATGTCTGCTATTCGCCTCGCGGTATAGCTTTGCGAAGCGTAGCTGGATTGAAACAGTTTATGGCTAAAAATACAAGCTTTTTTTCTAAAACTGCACAAACCTTACTACCAGCCAAAAATCCTCTTCGTGCAACAACAAACGCCCTCCAGATTCTAAGCGTCAGTAAAAGAAAATGCATCTCGCATCAGTGGATACAGAATAAACTCAGCTATTCTCAGCCACATATCTATACGATTGCGGCATGTTGCATAGCACCACTCAGGGTGAACCTCATTCAACAATTCAGCCATTTTGCGTTTACTCATCCCCCGCCCTTCGTACCTTTGCCGCAGGATATCAATCAATCCAGGATAACGTGCAAGCGCTTTACTTATCACCCCATCAATGCGTAACGCCTCTGCATCAGTACAGTGAGACAACCAGCTCTTCTGTCTGCCAGCGATCATCTCTCGCAAGAATGCTTCCAGCTCTGGTTTATCAATCCCTGACTCCCTGATTCTACGCAGAGCTTCATTGACCGCGGTTTTTGTCAGTTTTTTGGATGCCAGCAACTGATTGAACATATTTCCTGGTTTGCCACCACCTATATACGACCAACGCCCCCACATCCGTAATTTTCCCTGGATCCAGACGGCTTCCAGCGTTTTTAGACGTAAATGCTCGCCGCTTTTACCTGTAATTTCCGGGTATATCATATTTACGATCACTCACTCTCAATTTTGTAAATCTTCACGCCCAGCCGCCCCCCAGGAACGCGCTGACCGCGCACAATATTGATTTCATCAAACTGCTCGTCGTCTATGAGAAGTCCGGCATGCGTCAGCGCATCCAGTGGTGCTTTCAGGATATTGTCCAGGTCGCGACGACGTTTATCCGGTGGCTCTGCAATAATCTTTATCGCCAGCCTTCCGGACAGGTTTAATTTCAGCCGCTGCTGGCGAACAATAAGCGCCACATCACGGCGATAACGCTCACCGGCTTTTGATACAAAATATGTGCTGCCACGACGTCGCCAGTAAGTGTTCACCGTTGGCGGGTAAGGCAAAACAAATTCTATGCGTTCAGTCATTCATGCTTTCCACTTCAGGACACCCGAATTTCTCGCGTGCATTAAAAAACGAATCAGCAACAACAGCTGGCTGCCGTGTTTTTCTTCAAAATCTTTTACCCCGGCGTGTAGTTCGCTATGGCATTTACGGCACAGCGGAATAACAAACAAATCATCAGCCTTTGTTCCCATCCCTCCCAGTCCATGACCAATGATGTGATGCGGATCATCTGCCTGATTGCCACACGTCATGCATTTCTGCGTTTTTACCCAGCGCGTGTATACAGGCATCTCTTCCCGTTGTGGTTTCTGGCGCTGGAGATACTGAGCCGGTGACTCCGGATCAACGGCAATGCTGACCACCGTCTTTTCCTGTGGTGGATTCTGTTGCTGGTGGGCGTGAGGCAACGGCGCAATATTTTTTGTGCGCTGCTTCAGTATGCTGATGGCGGTCTGCTCTCCCGGTACGATGTCGCTCTCGCGGTATACTGAGCGGATTTTTTCACTCGGAAGCTTCAGGATTCGACGCGCCATATTTTCGGTCATGGCATCCACTACATCATTTACAGAAGCCCAGCAGCACAATTCAGCCAGCGATAATTCCCGCTCCTGCGTGCCATTCACTGCATGGCGTATGACGTCAATCATCCATGCTGACAGGTTTTGATGAGCAAGTTGCCCGAGTGATTCGGAGGTCTGGTCACGCAGCTGGTTGTCGCAGTGCCAGCACAACACCATCGCGCCGGTACCGTAACGATGTATGACGATTTCACTGTGATGATAGTCACCATGAGGCCACTGGCAGGATTTAACGTGGCGTAACAGCCAGTCAAACAGCGCACCAGCACCGCCAGCAGCACGAATCACCCGCTCATCGCTGAAAAATGGCAGTAGTGATTTATCCTCCGCCAATGGCTGGCGAACGGCAGGAACGACTCCGGACGGCAGACCGCGCATGCTTTTCGGTTCCGGCTCCACCAGTACACGACCGCTGCGGAATACCTGCATGGATTCACGACCAGGCTTAAGGACCACCAGCCCAAGTTCCGGTACCGGAACAGATCGAAGTAATACCCGCACGTTACCTCCAGATCCGTTGCTGGAATGTGCGGGACGGACGCGGTGGGCGTTCGGAATAAGGGAGTCTGACGTAGATTATCCAGAGACGATAATCGAGGCTGAGGGCTTTCCTAAACTCATACCCACGTCTGCGGTAGTTCTGAATCAGCCACTCGGCCTGTTCTTCGGTGCAGGGGTCGTGCTGATACCAGTCAGATTTGAATGTGTGAGGATACCGCTCGTGCGTGCAGGCAAGAACGGTCGAATTATTATGATTGTAATATTTTGCGTTGCGTGCCATCGGTTTTCTCCGGTGGCACGGTGTTACTCAGCGGGAGTTCAGCCCCGCGCAAGATTGTAGATGAGTTTATTCTTCTGAAAAAGCAGAAAAGCCAGCTTTTATTCCGATCTCTTTCAATGCCTGTAATGAAGTGACAAACTCACCATCGCGCAAGATAAATCCGTCCGTCACTCGGGCATCCACAAAATTAATTAACGCAGCCCCACTCTTTCTTTGCTTCTTTCGCAAACACAGAACGCGGCAATGACTAACAATATTTCCATTTTCAACGCACACAGCATAGAGGCCATCTTCACAAAAAATTTTACGCAGTTCTTCGATGTTCATCATCAGAATCCTTCCGGATAATTAGCTCTCCCCTTCAGGGGGCCATCCCTCTTATCCCTGCGCGCTACTTAAGTGTTTTGGATTCTATATCCGGTGTCTTAAAAAAGTTAAAACGCATTGAAAATAAAACAAAAACCGTCGAAGCGGGTTAAGTGCGGGTGCGTTGAGGATGCCGACACATCAGAGGTGGCGGGAGATTACTCTCCCGCCAGGTCACTCTTACTCTCTAGATTCGTAGTCTACGAAAACAGCAACCTCCATCTGGCCGGTTCGGATTCGTACCTCGCAGAGGTCTTTCCTCGTTACCAGTGCCGTCACTATGACGGTTAAACAGATGACGATCAGGGCGATTAACATCGCCTTTTGCTGCTTCATAGCCTGCTTCTCCTTGCCTTTCGGCACGTAAGAGGCTAATCTTCAGTTGTCGAGACATAAGACTGGCCTCACTTCGATTTATAGTCGGGTGGGGCTTTTCTCTATCTGCCTTTTGGTGTTCATGCCTGAGACAGATAGCCTCAAGCACCCGCAGCAATTCTACTTATGACGCAATTTAATGACAACAACTCTACAGCGGTAGTGTGTTTAACTATTGACATTGATTAACTCATTATTCAAAATTTTTGCGTACGCATTAATGATTTTGTGTCGTTGTTGTGATGGTAAAAAAATCACAAACGATCTAACAATAACATAGGTGATATTTTCAATATGGAAATTAAGCAAGTTATCGTTCATGAACTAATTAAAGAAGCAAAAAAGGATTTTGATTTTTCTAAGCCGTATCAGCTTAGATCCACTCCTCTCGATAAAACCAATCCAATTGTTATAAAACTTATTCAAGACATTTCATCTTTATATGGAACCAAAGGCAATTCTGCACATTATGGCGTTTTTAAAGAGGAGAAAACAGAACAAGGGCCTGTGCCATCAATATTTGAAGAGTATTCTCAGTCAGAGGATAACATTAATGAAAAGTTTGTGCCTTTTTCTATTGAAGTGATGAAGCAACTTGTAAAAAAAGCCAAAGAAGAACCTTGGTCATCTGGTGGTTTTATTGTGTTTTGTGACTATATTGTAAATAACAATAAATTCTTTTTAATTGCAATGATTAAAAAGAAAAATGGTGTTACTATCAGCAACAAACTCGAACCTGAAGAAATGATCCATTTGGATCTATCCAAAATACACCAAGCAGCAAGAATAAATTTCAATCTCTACCAACAATATAAAACTGCTGATGAGTCTGAAAAAATTGACTTAAGTTATCTAAGTTTCGTAAGTAAAGGAGTGGGTCAATCCACATCAGCATATTTTATTGCAGCAATAGGATGCGACAAATCACTTGCAGCAGCAAAAGCCACAAAAAAACTACCAACTGTCGCAAAACAATTTTTTAACCAAAAACCAGAACTTAAAGCATGTGCCAATAGATTTAAACATGACGTTATTGCATATTTAGACACACAAGCAGCTAAAAATTTATCAGCCCGATTGAGTGATATTGAAGTAATTGCAGCACGTCACATGACAAATTTAGATGAGTCTACCAAAGAATCTTACACTCACGAATTAATTCTTTTTTTAAATAGTGAAAATGTGAGAATCCCAACTGAATTTGTTATCAGTAAACGGGCGTTGAAAGACATTAAAAACATCACCTTTAAGACTGATGAGATTGGATTTAATTTTGACAAGTCTCTCCTTGGAGTGACAGCTGATGATGATGTGTGGTACGATGAAACAACTGGAAGATTATCATTTACAAACTTACCAGCTGAATTTAAGGCTAAACTAAGCGCTGTGGTAAAAGAAAATTTAAAAATAAGGGATAGTGGAAAAGAAAATGGCTAATTTATCAACGGTTGTAGATTTTTATAGAGCATCATCGAAGCCCCAATTCGACGGACGTTCTTTTTCTGCAACTGTTGAAATAAATAATAACAATCAACGTTTGGTAAACTTGTTAGTAAATTCACATAAAGCCTACGGTTATTTTGAAGATGTTGATATTAATAATGAGTTCATTGACGAAGACGATTTAAAATCACACCCAATTAAAATTGGAGATAAATTCTCATACACTTACATATCCCCTAAAAATGGAGCAGAACGTTTCTATAACTCAATTCAAGAGTTCCTTTGTATAAACTCACTCAAGAAAGGTGTAATTCCTAAAGAGTATTACATAATCGATGAGGATTTTCATCCGTCTGATTCAAGTAAACCGGACGAAATTATAAAAATCGAGAAAATTTGTGCAATTATTTCTTCCCTGGCTGAGATTGCGCACTTTCACGATACAAAATCGGAATCTTCAAATTATCGTTTAGTTTTCGTGAAAGATTCTGACGCAAAATCAACATCTATTATTTTAGAAACGTGCATTACACCTAAGATGCTCAATATAAATGACATTGATGATGCTATCATCAAGAGTCTTTTAGATGTAAAAAACGCCCAAATCCCCCATCAAGCAGAAAAAACAGGTATTTTCAGGAATACCATAGTGGAGTTTATTCTCGATAACAAATATGATTTTGAAAACCTAATTTGCCATTGGGATAAATTTGTAAAGCTATTTGAAAATAATTTATCCACGTATATGAGTGGTTTTTCATTCCATAAGGCACGAAAAGAAATTGCGAAGTCTGAAGCAGAGTTTGCTGAAAAAATCTCAAAACTTATTACTGATTTGACGACAAAAGTATTATCAATCCCTGTGTCTTTACTGGCATCCTTCGGGATTATAAAACTAACATCAAGATCTGAAATGTTACTCGTTTTATTAGGTGTATTGTTAAGCTCACTTATTTTATATATGGTATTACTCAATCAGGATAAACAATTAAAACATATTTACCATGCTAAAGATATAGCATTTATGCCTTTTCTAAAAAACAATGAAAATTATCCAGAAGACCTTAAGAAGGACATTAATGAGGCTCTATATGAACTATCAAAGAGCCAAACCAAATGTGATAATACAATAAAGTTATTTATGTATTTGGCTTGGCTACCAAGTTCTATTGCAGCAGGAATATTTCTTGCGAAGATTTTTATTTAGCTCTAACAGTTAGAGCATTAATACTCCCTCCAATACTCCCATCGCTGCTTGTATTTTTTTTCTAATAGTCCCATCCGCACATTTCTTTCTTTTTGCGATCTTTCTCAAAGAAACGCCTATTACAAAGTGGGCAACAATTAACTCATATTCATCTATTTTATATTGTCTGAGTCTCAATATCCACTCATCAATCACTCGCCCTTCATCATCGCGGCTCTGGCGACGCAATTTTTTACCATGAGGCACAACATCTTTATATTTATCAGCCACTTGCTGCCAGTTGATAGAACTATTTCCAGCTACAGCCCAAGCTCCCCAACAGTCCAAAATATCATATATATTAGCATTGCTATCTACCTGTTTTTTATATTCTTTTTTGAAGCGAGCAAGAAGCATCCTGGCCATCGTTATTATTTCTATACTTGTAACTGATTCATAAGCATCAGGAGAAATAATCCTCCCATCACTTAATGCCCTTTCACTAAGATTTGCTATTTCCAATAATCGTTCTTTAGTTATTTCCATTATTATCTCCACCGCCCTTTCGGGCGGCCTCCTGATGTTCTGAGGGTGCAGAAATCCCTCCGGTTAAGGATTAAATTTTATTTACAGTGCTGGATTTAATTATTCAGATTTGGATTATGCTTTCTCTTCACTCCGGTATACAAGAATTACAACGTCACCTCTGCTAATCACGCGAGCTGGCTCTCCTGGTTCTATACTGTCAATATCGAAGGTCTCAAAAAACGCATTCATTGCCTTCTGCCGCTGCGTCTGTTTACAGCGTTTATTCCATTCTTTCAGTAACATCAGTGACAGCCACCGCCATGAGCAGAACATGATGTAGCACCAACCAAGAAGCGCCAGCCCCGTATTGAGGGCCGTACCAATCGTCATTGTTGCGTCGATATTCACTGTACCTCCTCCTGGAAAATAACTGCATGCCCCAGTTTCTCCGCCAGCGCCAGTTCTGCCTTAGCGCCTGCTGACCGCTGCCAGCCTTTCAGCATGTAAATCGCATCCACACAACGAATCATTGCCATGCAAATATCCATGTAGTGCGGCTGTGTCAGCCCGTCCGGAAGCACAGCCGGATTTAAAACGGTATGCCCTTCCCGTTTCAGTTCCTCTTCTGCCTTGTGAAACGCCTCACGGTTGAAATTTTCATACCCCGTCATTGGACCGGCGATATAAACCCTCACCCTCACGCCATCACCTCCTGAAAATTACCCTGATAAAATGCCAGCACACGCTGCATAACCTTGCTTTTCTGGCACTCGAGACAGATTATGTTCTGACGCCTGTCGTAGTGGCGTATCTCTCCATCTGGTAATGAATAAATCAGGCCAGGGTCGCTCTTCTTTTTCGCTGCACCTTTAGACATCTCTTTATGGGCTTTTATCCAGTCTTTACGTACCTGCTCAGAAGGGAATATTCCATGCCCTGAACCATATACAACACCACGGTCTACCAGTTCTTTCGCCAGAACTTCAATCAGATGTCTCGTCGCCCCTGTTTCATTTTCCAGTTGTTTACGCGTTTTCCTACCATCTCTGCGTACCAGTTCCACAATACGCGCCTTTACTTCTTCCCGTTGTTCGGGAGTAAAAACTTTTACCATAAGTCCTCCTGAAATTACTTCACAACCCTCAGGTGTCTGACATTCGAACGCCAGCTCTCCCAGTTAAAATTCACCCAGCGACCACCGTTCATGACCATGCGGTCCATCACACGCTCGCCAAGAAGCGTACTCATCGCTACGTGGTTCAGGTTCGTCAGCATTCCGACACTACGCATCGAAGCCGTTCTGCGGTCGACTATCTGGTTCAGTGTGACCTGCTCGTTGCGCGTATCCCGCTGCATTCCGATTTCATCCAGGACAAGCAGGTCAACATCACACAACCCCTGTAAAAATTTTTCGCCTGAGTTTTTATTGTCGTAGCTGTTGTGTAACGCCAGCATCACATCAGCCACCGTTATCACAATCACGCTGCGACCTTTCGCCAGAAGATGATTGCCAATGGCGGCTGCAAGGTGGTTCTTTCCGGTACCCGGCTTACCGCTGAACACAAAATTCGTGCACCCGGTCATCAGTTCGTCAGCGATGGATTTTGCCTGGCTCAGCGCATGTTTTTGCCCGTCGTTCTGCACCTGATAATTCGCAAACGAGCATTTGCTGTGCAGAGGCTGGATGCCCGAACGATTCAGGATTTTTTCCACCCGCAACTGGCGATTCTGGCGGTTGATCTCCTCGCTACGTTTTCGCCCTTCAGCCAGTTGCCACTCGCGCCACTCATCCACTGTCCGGTACGGCGCGATTACATGCTGCGGGGTCAGCTTACGGATACGCTCAAGAACACCACCTGCCGCGATATTTTTCATGGCCCGTTACCCCCTGAACCCCGGCGGAATTTCGGTATCCGGCTCAGAAATATGATTCACACAACGCTGTACAGACGAACGCCCCAGGCGGATAACCAGTTCATCCCATTTTCCGCGAAGCTTTGACGGACTCATGATATTTTTTACCCAGAATGGATCCCGCTGCGCCCGACCAAACATTTCACAAATTTGTCTGTGAGTTCTGCCATCCAGCATCCGCATTGTGCGCACGTCGTTGGCCCATGCGGTCCAGTTGGGTTCTTTCGGTCGCGAAATCTCGCCATCATCGCTGGCGGCCTGCTCGTAAAGACTCACGATTCGTCCCCAGATCCACTGCGCACACGCCAAATCCTCCTGATTGCCCCACTGGCGTTTTTTTGCACTGAACACAACCGCGTCAGGGTGTCGGGTTAAAAAATCCTGTTCAACCGCCTGCGGGTCCGGTTGCGAAGCTTCCGGAC